ACCACAATTAGAAGCAGGTTCTTACCCAACATCTTACATACCAACAAGCGGTTCAACAGTTACTCGTGTAGCAGAGACTTGTAATGGAGCAGGTAATGCAGATACGTTTAATGATTCAGAGGGTGTTTTGATGTTTGAAGGAAGTTTGTTAGTTAGTGGGGGTTCTACAAGAGTTATTTCTTTAAGTGGTGGTAGTCAATCAGTAAACAATATTTATATTAATTTTAATTCAAGTGGTGGTATTTCTTGTCAAGTTGTAACAAGTGGAGGAAATAATAATTTATCAACTTCAAATATAAATCAAGAAGATACAAATAAATTACTTTTCAAATACAAATCAAATGATTTTGCTTTATGGATAAATGGTTTTGAAGTTGATACAGATACATCATTAAGTAGTACACCTATTGGATTAGATAGGTTAAATTTTGATTTTGGTGCAGGTTCTTTTGATTTCTACGGAAACACAAAACAACTAATGACCTTTAATAAGGCTTTAACAGATGCAGAGTTAGAAGATTTAACATCTTGGGATTCATTTTTAGAAATGGCAACCTCACAATTATACACAATAAATTAAGATATGGCTAATACATTAAAATTCGGAAACGGACAATGGGCATCAAAGGAAGGTTCTGTACTTGCTTATAATGATGAGAACAATAACTTTAAACCACTACCTTTTGACTTTACAAGAGCAAGTGGTGCTACAAGAGTTAATAAAGATGGCTTAATAGAGGTTGTAGGAAGCGATGAGCCAAGAATAGACTTTAGTAATGATGCGAATGGTGCTTTGTTGTTAGAACCAAGTAGGACTAATTATTGCACATTAAGTGAAGATATAGACACTTGGACATCTATTGAAGTTACAACAGAAAAGAATTTTTTGTCTCCTGATGGAACATTGAACGCAGTAAAAATAACTGATAATTCAGAAAATAGCTCTCATAGGGTTTTAATAGCTACAACAACCCCTTCAAGTGGGGATTTTACATATTCCGTTTTTCTTAAAAAAGGCACAATGACCAATGCGGCTTTAAATGTTTTTTCAGGTGCAACCGAAGGGAGAGCCTTTATAGATTTAGAGAATGTTACTATTTCAACAGAAATAGGTTTAAATAGCAAAATTGAAAATTACGGAAATGATTGGTATAGGTGTTCAATATCAGGTACTTTTGGAATTTCATCAACTAATATATATTTATATATGGGGAATAATACAGCCCCTTATGTAGGTAATGGAGATTTTCTTTATATGTTTGGAGCGCAATTAGAACAAGGAAGTTACGCTACATCTTATATTCCTACAAGTGGAGCATCAGTAACGAGGGTTGCAGATAGTGCAAGTCAAACTCCTGTAAGTGGTATAATAGGACAAACAGAGGGGAGTGTTTATGTTGAAGTAAATATATCAAATACAACATCCAAAACAATATTAGCTTTAGATAGTGGTAGTGCAAGTAATTTTATAATATTAGATACAACCAGTAGTTTAAGTCCGAAAATTTTAGTTAGGCAATCAAGTGGTTCTTTTCCGGCAATTATTACTGGTACTACAATGAGCTATGGTGTTAATAAGATTGCTTTCTGTTATAAATCTGGAGATTATGCAATGTATGTAAATGGCGTATTGTCTGGAACAAGTACAAGTACCACATTTCCAAGTGGAATTATAAGTAAAATTTCTGTCGGAGCAAATTCAAGTTATGGATATTTATCTGATACAGTAAACGATGTTAAACTTTACAACACAAGATTATCAAATAGCGAATTAGCAGCATTAACAACTATATAAACAAAAAATAAAATGGCACACTTATTTAAGAAATACGAATTTGATTCTCAAGAGAAAGCACAAGAAAAGATTGATGCTTTACCACACTCACAAGATGAAGAAGGAAACTCATACCCTTCACACAAGCACACTATTGTAAAACTTGGATTTATAGCTATTCAAGATGCTACTTACGATGAACAAGGAGATGAACTTACTCCTGCGGTTTTATCTGACAAGTATTCAGTAGATGTATTGTGGTCTGACTTAGATGAAAGTCCTTATGGATGGAAGTCTTATGAGATTTCAATAGAAGGAAACGGAGTACACACCTTTGCAGGGTGGAGTTTTAACTAAAAAATAGGGGGGTGTAAAAGCCCCCATTATTGCTATGGACAACAAAATATCTTTTATAAGCGGTTTTATGTTTACTGCCCTATCTTCTGTTAGTATGATGGGAGTTGCACAAGCGGCTATTGTTGGTCTTGTCGGTGGTTTCTTTGGTCTATTAGGTAAAGAGTTATACTACTATCTAAAAGGTAAGATTAATGGGAGAAAATCTGCCTAAACTAAATGATGATTCAGGAATAAGTATTAATATTAAGTGGCTTGTACAGATAGTCATATTGGTAGGTAGTGCGGTTCTTTTATACACGCATTTAGAAGGTAGGATTGCAGAGACAGAAAGTGAGATACAAGGATTAAGATACAATCAAAACACTTATGTATTCCCTGATATTAGAATCTTAGAAGATGAGATATTAGACTACAAGTTAGAAAGAGAAAGAGTAAGAAAAGACTTAAAAAGAGTAAATGAAATACTTAGTGAACATAATCATTAAAAGTTATATCTATTTTCTATTTGCATTAGTAGTTTTTAGTGGGATATATTCTATACTTAAATTAACAAGCCTATTATGAAGTATTTTAAAATAAACGAGTTTGATTCTCCTGATGCTATTGGTAGCGGAGAGAATATGGACAAAGAGTTTCTTAGTAGATTAGACCAAGCAAGGTTAATAGCTGATACACCTTTTAAGATTACAAGCGGATATAGAACACCTAAACACAATGCTAAGGTAGGAGGTGTGCCAAACTCATCTCATATTATTGGACACGCTGCTGATATAGCTTGCACAGATAGCGTGAGTAGGTACAAAATAATTACATCACTTCTAAAAGCAGGATTCAATAGAATAGGAATTGCTGATAGTTTTATACACGTAGATAACGACCCTGATAAAGCAACAGGGGTAATTTGGACATACTAGATACAATGGATAAAAAACCTTTTAAAGACACTAAAGTAGGAAAGATAATATCTAAACTTACAGGAATACTTCCTAAGGATGGTGTTTTAGGGGTTGTAAAGAACTTACTAGACTCAGATGATAGTCTTACCCCAGAAGAAAGAAAAAAGGTCTTAGAACAAGCCCTAGAGGCTTACAAGATAGAAGTAAGTGATAGAGAATCTGCTAGGAAACGAGAGGTAGAGTTAAGAAAGTATGGAACAGATTGGATGTTTAATGTTACAGGTATTGTAGGATTATTAGCATTTGGATTCTTGGTTTATACAGTAGTTACTACACAAGTTCCTGAGTCTAATAAAGAAATCTTTATACATCTTTTGGGTATTGTAGAGGGTGTTGCTCTTAGTATCTTTGGTTACTATTTTGGGTCTGCTAAGAAAGAGAATAGATAGGTACTTAAATAAGTTGTTAATAACTTTCTAGGTTATTATTATTCTATAAGATACAAAACCCTTATTTTTTATTATACTATATATAGTATTATACTATAATATATATTATATTTATATAATAATAATAATAACAATAAACTATATATAGTATTATACTATAGTCATTATGAGAGAAGAAATACTAAGAATTGCAGAGGATTATCAGAAAACAGTAGTAGAGAGGATTAATCAACTCTTAGAGATGGATGCTACTATGTACACGAATCTTGGTTCAGATAGCACTAAGGCTGAGAAGCAAGAGGTAAAAAAAAATTCTAGGATTATATACAGAGCCATAAGAGACCTAGACATAGAGACTGGTAAGCTACTCTTACAACATCAAGACGGTTACTAAACATTTACAGACAGATGCCTAAGAAACCAAGCAGAAAGACAATAGTAATAAAGCTAGACAAAGTATTCTCTGAATATATCAGGAGGCGATATGCTAAGAATGGTATAGCAGAGTGTGTTACTTGTGGTAAGAAAGACCATTGGAAGAACTTACAAGCAGGACACTTTATGTCTAGAAAGCACTATGCTACTAGATGGGATGAGGAAAACGTAGAAGTCCAATGTATGGCTTGTAATGTCTATAGGTATGGAGAGCAATATTTATTTGCTAAACACTTAGGACAAGAGAAAGCTGATGAGTTACTAGCTAAGAGTAGAACTATGGTAAAGCTAAAAGACTGGGAATTATTAGAAATGATAGAAATTTATAAAGAAAAGTTGTTGGAGTTGGAACGATAAGTATTATATTTGGAGTGTCTGTCTGACATTTGTCTTAAATCTGTAGAAAAGGAGGTACTATTAGCTTAGTATCTCTTTTTTTTTGCTATTATTTTTGTTTATTAAGAATTTTTTATATCTTGCAACCATATTAATCTTAAAAACAGATATTATGACAAATGAACAACTGGCAGGAATCCTGCAAGAAAACATCAAGAACCTAGAGTGGGCAGAGGATTACCACACTAGAAAGCTACAGGAAACTGAGTATCAGCTATCTCTATTTAGAAAAGAACTAAAAGACTTAGAGATATGACCTACACAGAGGATTTGATAAGACTATACCAAGCTAGGATAGTAGCTATGGAAAGTAAAATAGAAGAACTAGAGGCAAAATTAGAAATTAATCAAAATCAATTAGAAAATGAAAACAGGTAGAATTACAAATGTAGAGGCTAGTGGTACTTTTGAAAGTTATGGTAGTACACTAACTAGAAACAAGGTTACGTTAGCGACAGGCGAAACTTACACGTTCAACTCTAAAGGACAATTTAAAAAGAATGTAGGAGATGAGATAGAGTTTGAGGTAGTCAATGAGCAGTATGGTAATGCCAAACTGATTTATAACCCTAACAGACCTGCTCCACAACAAGCAGCACCAGTCCAAAAGACCAACGATGTACAAAAGTTTATTATTAGGCAATCAAGTGTTGCTAGTGCAGTAAACTTTTACAAAGACAAACCATCATCAGAGGATGAGGTATTAGAGTTCGCAGAAAGAATAGTAAATTATATATACAGTTAGTTATGAGTTTTAAAGTAAACGGAAAAATAGACAAGATTTCAGAAATCAAAATCCACGATAACGGTGCTAAGTCATTAGACTTTATCTTAAAGACTGAGGAGCAGTACAACAATTTATACGTTTTTAATATGTATAAAGGTGCTAACTATGCAGACTCAGTAGATAAGTTTGTACAGTACAACAAAGTAGGAGACTTAGTAGCAGTAGAATTTAATGTAAACTCTAGAGAATGGCAAGGTAAGTACTTTACTAACCTAACATCTTGGAGAGTAGACAAACTTGATTCTTTACCTAAACAAGAGGCAGTAACTGCTGAGGCATTTGCTCCTGATAGAGAGGATTTACCTTTCTAGAAATTTATGGGGAGTAGGGTAACTTATTCCCCTTTTTTATTACCTTAGACAAAAATACAGACAGATGCTTATAAATTTTGAAGAACAAATAGGAAAACTAAGGAACGTAAGGTCAGGAAAAATCAAGGAGGGTTACAGATTAGACATCCCACAGATAGACCAACACTTTAGATTAAAGAAAGGAAACTTTAACGTAATACTAGGACACGCAAACGTAGGTAAGACTACTGTGATTCTATACTTGATGTTATTGTATTCTAGAAAACACAATATTAGATGGTTAGTATTTAGTTCAGAGAATGAGCCTTACTCGCTAATAAGAAAACTGGTAGAGTTTATAGAAGCCAAGCCAATTAACAAGATAGATGATGATATTTTTGATAAGAGAGTATCTTGGATTAATGACCATTTTAAGTTTATAGAACCCAATGACCTATATACTTACAAACAAGTTCTAGAGTTGGCACAACACGTTAAAAATGCTTGGCACTATGACGGTTTATTAATAGACCCTTACAACTCTCTTATAAAAGATAAGAACGTATTAAAAGGATTGAGTGGTCACGAGTACGATTATCAAGCAACAAGCGAGATGAGAATATTCTGCAAAACTAACAACATAACAATATGGCTTAACACACACGCAGCTACTGAGGCTTTAAGAAAAAAGCACGGTGCTAACCACGAGTACGCAGAGCATCCTATTCCACCAATGGCTAGTGATGTAGAAGGAGGAGGAAAATTTGTAAATAGAGCAGATGACTTTTTAGTAATTCACAGATATATACAACACCCTAGAGATTGGATGTATTCTTTGATACACGTTAGAAAAGTAAAAGATATAGATACTGGTGGAAGACCAACAAGTCTAGATGAGCCAATCAGATTAAAGAGTGTAATTAATAATGTAGGTTTTGAGATAAACCACAGAAACATAATAGAGCCTTTTGTAGAAAAGCAAGAGGAAGTACCATTTTAAAAATAAACATATGCAAATAGATTTTGGAAGTGTAGGGGTAGATTTACAGATTATACCCATATACGGATTATCAGCAGGGGTTTTATATTATGACCCTAACCTAGAGCCTGACCAAGACAATGTAGACAAAGATGACTTTTATCAGCAAGTAACAATAATGTTATTTGTCTTTGGTTTACATATAACGGTATGGAGGTATTAGAGATAATCTTTAAAAAACATCAAGACTGGTGTGATATTGTAGAATCCTTTGGTGTGAATCCTGATACTGCTGAGGATATTGTGATGGAGATGTACATAAAAATAGATAGGCTTGTAAAGTCAGGAACTGATATAATGTACAATGAGCAGGAGGTTAATTACTACTATGTCTATAGAACCCTACAAACTTTATTCTTAGACCTTAAAAGAAAAGAAGCTAAGGTAGAGGTGGTAGGATTAGAAGAAATAACTAAAGAACTAACCCAAGACCTTCATATAGACTATCAAGTACTTTATGATAAGCTGAACAAAGAAATGGAATCTTTATACTGGTATGATAGAAAGGTATTTGAATTAATAGATGCAGGAGAGAGTTTTCAAGGACTAAGCGACAAGACTAACATAAGTTATTACTCACTTTATAACACTTATAGAAAAGTTAAGAAACATTTAAAAGACTTATTCAAATGAACAGAATAGAAGAACTTATAAAAAATCAGATACATCCAATTACAGGTTGGGAGTATAGAAAAGAAAGAGACAAAGCAATAATGCTAAAACAACAACGGAGACGTGAAAAAAGAAAAAAATGAGACTAGGAGACTTAGTAGAAAAAATAACCACCTACACAGGCATTAAGTGGCTAACCAAAAAGATATTTGGAGAGGACTGTGGGTGTGAGGAGAGAAAAAACAAACTTAACAAAATAACTATCAGCAGGAATGGAACAAGAAATTAAGATGTCAAAACAAGACTACATAGACTGGACAAACTTTAGAAACAACAAAAAGAATACTCTTGTTAATGAGGAGTTTGAGATGCTATGTCAATTTCACGCAGTATATTTCAATCACAGGTACTACAAACCTTGTACTTGTAATCCTAAAGAGATTAACAGATGGATTACTCAATTGAACGAAATATACGAGAATGGATATAAATAAAGTACATAATTTAGAGAAGGCAGTAATACAGATTTTAAACCTAGATGGTTGGGACTTAGATTGGTGTGGTGGTGGTTTTGAACACTATGATGCAGTAGGAGAAACCCCTAAGGGACATCCTTGTGTAATAGAGATGAAGTTTAGAAAGAAATACTATGAGACCAAGATGCTAGAGAAACTTAAATATGACAAGCTAATGGATATGCCTGCAGATATGGTCAAGATATACTTTGTAAACGACCCAAAGGCTAACTATTTATTTTGGCTTAATGAGTTAAAGCTAGACCCTACAAAGCAACTGTACTGTCCTGACACTACACTATGGACTAAGAGTAGAAGCAATAAAGAGGTCTACTTATTAAGAGAAGACCAAGCAACAATTATAAACCCCAATCAATAAATTTAAGACAATGACAGAAATTAATTACTTAAAAGCAATACTATTATCACAGTTACTTATTGAGACTATGGACTCACTAAAGGGTAGCAGATTTTATAAAGAGTCTGTGAAATACAATGTAAACAGAAGCATCAAAGAGTTAGAGCAGGTATTCAATACCAACTACAATAACATCTATGACAACAACCCTGAGATGACTACTAATGTTTTAAACAAGCTAGAGGCTTTAGTAGACAAACTATCTACCTCATCTGTGGATGAACTGGTAATGATTGATTCAGTGATAGATAAGTATCACGAGAACAAAGAGTGGTTTAAGAAACACGGAGAAACAGAGTTTTTAAAGATTGACTAATGGAAACCTTTTACAAAGATTTAAGCAGAGGAGAAGCTATTGAGCAAGAGTTGTTAAATAAGATACAACTAAAATATCCTAACGCTTATAAGGTAGAAGGATACTTTAAAGATTATGATTTATATGTTCCTGAGATAGATAAAAGCATAGAGGTTAAATCAGATGAGAAATCTAAGTACACAGGTAATATTGTTATAGAGATAGAGTTTAATAATAAACCATCAGCATTGTCTACAACAAAAGCAGATTATTGGGTGTGGTGGGATGGTTATGATTTTACTTGGTTCTATACTAATGAAATTAAAAAATGTATTAAAGAAACTAATCAAAAACTTTATACTTTTATAGGAAAAGGAGATACTAAAGAAAAAAAAGCCTATCTAGTAAAGAAAGATATATTGTTTAATTATTCAATTAAGATATGACCTATATTTTATCCACACTAATATCTATAATGACTATCTTAAAAACTGTAGAGACAAATAACAATCCTGACTCTATAGGAGACAATGGAAGGTCTTATGGCATCTTACAGATACAGAGAAGCGTTTTAAAGGATGTTAATCGTATTTATGGCACTAACTACTACCACGAGCAGATGTTCTCTGAGAAAGCCTCTGAGGAGGTATTTAAGCTATACTTGTGTTATGGCAAAGAAGTGTTCCTAAGAAAGCATTGTAGATTCCCTACAGAGCAGGAACTGGTTAGGATGTGGAATGGTGGAATATATAAAGGATACAAATACCGAGATACTAAAAAATATTATAACAAATACTTAAAGATTAAAAATGAGAGGTAATGCGATTCACTATGAAGCGACTGGCGAGTATGATGTAATAGACATCTGTCAAGACTATCAGCTTAATTTTCAAAGAGGTTCTGCACTTAAATATATAGTAAGAGCAGGAAAGAAAGATGATGAACTACAAGACTTATACAAGGCTAAGGATTTTATAGAAAGAGAGATAGCTTTTGTTAGGGAGAAAAGAAACCAAGAGGCTAACGACATAAAAGAAGGTATAGTTAGTCCATACAATTATAATTATAAAAATAGATAAAGATGAGAAACAAAGACAAAGATGCTTTTAGCATAGTAGGATTGGCATTTATATTACTAATAACTTTAACAGCAATTTATTATGCCACTACCTAGACCAACATCAGAAGAAACACAGAAAGATTTTATGAGTAGATGTATGAGTGATTCCACTATGAACTCAGAATATCCACGCAAAGACCAAAGACTAGCAGTCTGCTATATTCAATGGAGAGATAAAAAATAATTAAAAATATATTAGTATTATTAAGATTATTTAATATCTTTGTTAAAAATAGACAGATGTATAAAGTAGACAGAAACTTATTAGAGTTGCAGAACAATGCAGATATGCAGATGCTTCTAGAACTTGTTATGAAGTGGACAAAGAAGTCTGAGAGTAAAGAATTAAAGGCTTTTGAGGATGCTTTATTTAGACAACTAAGATACATTCAAGCACTAGAGGATGAGAGGTTCTCTTTTGATAGGATTATATCTGAGTCAATAGCTGACAAGATTAGAGCAGTAGAAAGAGCAAGGAAAGCTGATGAGAGAATAGAGGAACTGGAGGAACAGATTAAGAAGCTAGAAATGAAAAACAAACTAGGATTATGACAGAAGAACTATTAGTAGAACTAGGATTCTATAAAAACGACTATGACTTCTATTACAACTATTCTAAAGGAGACATACTATCCTGTGATAGTGATAATACAAGAAATGGTAAGTGGTATGTAATGTATAACTTCCCTAACTCACAAGGAGTAATATCAAACCCTGAAATACTTAAACAATTAATAAATAAATTAAACAATTAAAACACAGAAATTATGACAACAAAATGGCATTTAGGCGAAACTAAAAACTATGACAGATTTAAGTTTGTAGAAAGTAACAGAGACATTAACGACAACAATGTGAACAAGATAGAGCAATCTATTCTAGAGATAGGTATTCAAGTTCCCATAGTGGTAAATGACAACTATGAAATCATAGAGGGTCAGCACAGATTTGTAGCACTCAGAAGAAACAAATTAGTAGTACCTTATATTATTTCTACATCAGCATCTGAGAAATACATAGCAAGACTACAAGAGAGCAAGAAGTGGAACGCAATAGATTTTTGTAGAAGTTTAGCTACTAAAGGTAATATAGATTGTCAAATAGCATTAGAGTTAGCTGACGAGTGGAACAAACATTCTAAAGGTAAAATGAAATTAGCTAGTACTGTAGAATTACTTATGGATGGAAAAGGTCATACAGGATTACTTACCAAGTTAAAAAACAATGACTACAAAGTAAATATAGAATGTGGGAAGACAGTTTATGATGCAGTAGATTTGATGAGCAATCTAGATATGGGTACTACTCCTTATGGTCAAAAGATTATTAGAACTCTAAAAAGAATGTATCACGAGTTCAATGGATTAGATATGGATGCAATAGAGCATATGACTTCTACAAATTACTTAAAGGCTTATTCAGCAGAAGGAGAGCAGTTTGAATATATGGCAGCTAAATATAATAAATCACTAAAAGCAATAGCGTAATGAGCAAGATTAGACTGTTAGACGGAAAAGAATGGGACAAACAAGAACTACTGGACAATATGATGTCAGATGAGTTTTACTATGGTTATTTAAGCAAAGCTGCACTCAGTAGTTCAAGTGCTAAGATGCTAATAGGAAGTCCAAAGACATACACTTATGTTACTAAGTATGGTTCTCCTGAATCACAAGCACTAAGAGACGGATGGTTATTCCACACGGCTATCTTAGAACCTGAGGTATTTGACTCACAAGTATTTGTAGATGTAGAATCTAAGAACTCTAAGGCTTACAAGTTAGCCAAAGAGAAACACGGCAAGGTATTTACCAAGAAAGAGAAAAGAGATGCAGAGAGATTAGCTGATGCCTTTTATAAGAATGAGACTGCCAAGTCATATATTACTAACTGTGATTTTGAAGTCCCTGCAATAGGCGAAATAATGGGATTCCCTTTTAGAGGTAAAGCAGACATACTAGGAAAGGATAGGATTGTAGATTTAAAAACAACTACCGACATACGAGCATTTAAGTACTCCGCTCAAAAGTATTCTTATGATATGCAATGCTACCTATACTGTCAGCTATTTGATAAGACCTATGACCAGTTTACATTTATAGCATTAGACAAAGCAAGTCTAGACATAGGTATCTACCATTGCTCAGAGGAGTTTTATTTAAGTGGAGAACAGAAAGTAAGAAACGCTATAGAAACCTACAAGACATTCTTTATAGATGGTGTAGACATTGATGGATATTATTTAGAAGGAATACTATGAAAATACTAAATTTATACGCTTGCTTAGGAGGCAACAGATACAAGTGGGATGAGGTAGCTGATGTAGAAGTTACTGCGGTAGAATGGGATGAGGAGTTAGCAAGACTCTACCAAGAAAGATTCCCTAATGACAAAGTAATAGTAGCAGATGCTCATCAATACTTATTAGACCACTATAAAGATTTTGATTTTATATGGAGTAGTCCTCCTTGTCCAACACATAGCAGAGCAAGAGGTTGGAATCCTAATCTTGAAACAAAATATCCTGATATGAAACTATATGAAGAGATAATTCTTTTAGAAACGGTATCAAAAGGAGAAAATCCAAGATTTAAAGGAAAATATATTGTAGAAAATGTAATACCATATTATGAACCTTTAAAACCAGCTCACAAAAGAAATAGGCATTTATATTGGACTAACTTTAATTTACCTAACATTTTAAGTAAAAGAAAAAATCCTGAATTAGGACACGCTAAAAAAGAATTAAACGAGTTATGTGAGTTTCACGAATATGATTTTAGGAAATATAAAGGAAATCAAAGTGTTACAAAAATAGCAAGAAACCTTGTGGACTATGAAGCAGGAAAAACTATATTAGAAACCGCAGTAGGAATAGTAAGAAAGCAAGACATTAATCAAACAGAATTATTTTAAACTAAGATAAGATGAAGAAAATAACAGATGCACTAGAGATAGCTAGAGAACTAGAAGAACTATCAGGACTAAGTCCATTTAGACATACAAGACAAAGAGCGTACATAGATGTAAGAGCAACTCTAACATTTTTGTTATACAATAATCTAAACTTTACTCTAGCGGAGTTATCAAGATTCTATAAATCAAATGGAAAGCCTTATGACCACGCTACTGCCTTACACGCTCTAAAGAACTTTGAGACCTATAGGAGATACAATGAGAACATAGACAAGTGGTTGGATACATTCCAAGATACTAACCAACATACTAGATTACAAAAGTCTATGATAAAACAAAACCTAAACTACCTAAGTCCCAATAACATCAAGAGGCTAAATAAGATAGTTACAATAATGTATGAAAGAGATAAGCAAATAGAGGAGGTTTAATTATGAGAAAATCAATGCCTAAAATAGAGATAATATGGAACTACTGGAAAGGCATATGGTCTGATGATGGAGATATATGTTGCTTTGCTTGTGAAAAAACTAATAACCTAGAAAGATGCCATATAATACCACACGCAGCAGGAGGAGATGAATCATTAGATAATTTACATATATTGTGTAACTCTTGTCATAAACAAACAGAAGGAATGGGACACTATAACCCTGTATTGTATAATATATTTTTAAAGAATAAAGAAACTTGGACAATTGAAATATCTAAAATGATAATAAAAGAGTTTAATTAACAATTCGTTATATAAATAGAACTTTACAAACTTTACAAAAATGAAAGATAAAGAAGCGTTTATAAAATCATACAAAGAACATAAGACAATCTCTGCTGCTTGTGAAGCTGCTAACATATCTAGGAGAACTTATTA